AAGTTGCATGAACCCCTATTAATCCCGCATAGGTGCGTATTCGCCAGGTTATAAGCTGCCTGTAAGCTATGTTTAATATAGTACAACGTTATTTGCAAACACGCAAATTATAGACATAATTTACAAACACTTTATAATGCCTACTTATTAGGCATAAATAATATCAAGCGTTTGTTAAGTCGCCTATTCGCTCGCTTTTGGCCTTACTAAAAGCCATTTTAAGCGCCGAAGCCAGTTGAGAACCGCGCGTACCGCCTGTTTTGGCGTTGGAATCCTTCGGGATCGCGTTGAGCTTGTCATTGAGCTTATCCTGTTGTGATTGCGTTTTCGTGTGCGACATTATTTTTTGGCCTTTGCTGGTTTTTTCTTGCCTAAAACTTTATTAGCTTTTGCGTCTATTTTAGAGAGCGTGCCTTTAGAAATATTGCCTTTGTCATACTATTGCTGGGCGCGTGCCTTCGCATTAGCAGCTCTTGCCTTCGTATCAACTGGATATTTTCTCTCCGATGGAAGCGCAAACTCTGACTTAGGCAATGCCTTCCTAGCTTTCGTTGTCAATTTAGCCATTATCTTTCTCCTGCATTTCTTTGTGATGGGATGCCACACTAATCGCCATATCAACAGCAGTTCTGGCTTGTTCAGCCGCCACCTTCTCTTGTTGTAATTGCGCATCAACATCAGCATTCTGCATCTTACCCATAATCTCCAAGAACTTAACATCAATCTCTTTGTTTTTCACTGCGTCATCAGCTGATATTTTGGTTAAGTCAACCTCAGCTTTCATTTCAGCTTCTTTTTGTTTCTGCTGAATCTTGGCTTGCTCAATTTGCATTTGCATCTGAGCCAACTGCTCTGGACCCATTTCGTTTTGAGCTTTCTGGGCAGCTTCCTCTTGCATTTTCTTCTGGTTTTGCATCCATTCTGAAGCCATGGATTTGATGTTGTCGATGCCTTTGATATCAAGGTTATCAAGCAACACTTCAAGGCCTTCTTCATTCATGAACTGCGCGAACTGAGGCGAGGCTTGCATGAGAGCTATCATAGCTTTCAACGCGATTTGTTTTTGTACCGCGAAGTTAACGCCCGCTTCAACTTGGACTTCAAGGGCTGACGCGTCGTAGTCGAACTTAATGCCGCCTTGTTGATTAATCTCATAGTAATCACGCTTCCCATCAGGTTTGATAATCGGGATAGTTCTAGGTGTCACATAGTATTTAGGCAGCATGTCTAAGTAAATCTCGCCACAACGATTCCAGCCACGTATAAACCCAACAGTATAGGGCATAGCAGCAGCATTAGAGTGCATAGCACCCTGCATAATAGCAACGCCCGATATATCATTGTCATTCACTCCCATAGCAGCATCATACGAACCCAGCGCGTTCTGAATAACTTGGTCTGACATCATGAAAGTGTTCGAAATCTCAGGTGGTATTGGTGGGCGATTAATTGTCTGCGGTGGGTTTACCGCTTGACTTGGGTCACCATCTTTCCACTGGTTATACAAAACAACCGTGGCTTTTTGGGGGTTGGTGTACGCGTACTGATAATCGTCGTTGTCTGGAATAGCTTCAATCGGAGCAATCCACTGAGACTGCATCATGTTCTCAATCTCATTACACAAAGACTGACCCGCGAAGTTCTTCATCTTCTGGCCGCCTAGCGCTTGATAGATGTAAGAGCGTGTCATTTGCTCAGCTTGAGATTGGTCATTATCACGCAATGTAACCGAGTTACCATCAAAGAACACAAGCGGCAAGTGACCGAAGTTCGTGGTTTCATGATTGATGATTTTACTGTCGCACAAGGTGTATTTCTCAATCGTCTCAATCTCTGTCCATCGAGATTTAAGAACAATAGGTGGTTGCTCGAGAATACCGGCCTCCTCCCATTTCGCCATGAAGTCTTCATAGACATTTTCAGGTACGACATGGCCATTGGCAAGCTTCAAAATCTTAACCTTCTTCATCTTCTTGCGGTAATACTCAGCAAATAAAAGAATGTCTTCAGTCTGATTCTTGTAGCTCCAATTGAAGTTTTCCATGCTGCTATTGCGTGTGAAGCTTGCGCCTTTGGTTATCTCAGAGCCGTACAGCTCTTCCGCCTCGCTTTTCGATTTGGGAAATAGCTCGTAGGCATACCGCCCGTCTCCTTTGTGAGAATCCCGAGCCAGTGGGTCAAATCCTGTGAGAGTAGGGTCAAAAACGCGCTCAATATAAATGTTCTGGTCAAACGACTTCTCATTAGCATAATCGGTAAAGACCTTCGCAACACTATAGCCACCTGAAAGCATGTCTTTGTACAAACTGTAAGACAATGCGTCTTTATCACCACCTGTAAAGGCAGCTTTCATATGCGCTTCGACAAGCTCAATGATACGAGGGTCCATGAGGGCGACGCCATCGGAAGCTCGAACGCTAAAAGCTGGGTCCATCTTTGAGAACTCACCACACAACCGACTGATGTAAGCTTCAAGTACGTTGAATTCAATCGCTGGCTTTTGTAATTCTTGGAGTACAGAGCGGTCAGCAGGGGTCAATGTGGTTTTATAGATATACCCCATGAACTCATGGTAGCGCTGATAGTTCTTATAAAAGTATTGGTATGAACGTTGGATGTCGTCCTTTATATTGTCGAGCATCCCTTGTGCGTCTTTCTTAACATACGCCATCTCTTCGTGTCCTTGCGATGTTCTGTCTTCGCATCTGGCTGCCTAAGTTGCTCAGCACGTCCGTTGCGCTAGTACGCTTATTGTGCATTGTATGAAGTGTTTTGTCTATTAATGCAATCTTAATTGCATCGGCAGCTGTGTCGCAAATATCGTCATGGCGATGTGTGTCGTTCGCCGTAATCTTACTCATGTGCTCAAGGCACTTTTGTACGTGTCGACCATAGGCTGGGAATGAAATTAACTTCTCCGCAATGTACGGTTGAATCTCAAGGAACCGTTGAGCCTTGCTCCCAGACGCACGTGTTCGCTCAATGTTGCGAACCTGCAAACCACGCATCTCAGACAAAACGCTAGATAGCGTCACTCCCGTCGACTTCTTCTCAATTGCCGCAAACGTGGGTGGCGTTGGATAAAGCATGCAAGCTTGCCAGAACTCCAGGAAGTTATCTCGCAAATCTTTCGGCTCAACACGTATCTCAAGACAGTCAATCCAATGTAAGCCCTTAGCGCCAGTTTGACGGCCAAAACTTTCAATCTCATACACACCCCAGAAACTGAATACTGTAGCATCATTCCATGATTTACTCGTCTCTGCGGTATCAGCCGTGATGAAGGTTGATAGCATGGGCGGCTCTTCCACCAACGAGACAAACCAATCAGGTTTAAATAATGCACCACCTGAGGGAATTGGGTTCTGTTGGTATTGTGACGCAAAAACGTACGGTGACTTCTCTTGCAATGCCAAAAGCTTGTCTTTAGGCATAACCTCAGGGTAAAGAGCATGGCCATTATCAGCCAAACCTTTTAGCTTCAAAATATCCCAACTTGACGTGTCATTACCATCTTCAAGCCACGCTGGTAAATCTTCTTCGTGCAACCGTTGACCAATAAAGATGATGGGAACGTTTACACCTCGGGGGCGTCGACTAATAGTTTCCTGGTAGTTTCTGAGCACATTGCCACGCACTGCGTCTGAGTGGACTTCGTCAGGTTTGTGAGCGTCGTCAATGACCACAGCACCAGAGAATCTATCAAGACCAGGAAGACCAGCATCACTACCAACCACTGGGCCGCCTGAGCCAAACGCTCGTATGATACCGCCTTGCTCCGTCGCGAAGTGGTCTTTTGCACGTGAATCCGCCTTAATACTTACGTTGAATAAATGCTTGAAGATGGGTGAGCCAATGATGCTTTTAATGAAATACGTGTGCTTAGACGCTAAGTCATGACTGAAGCTGATGTACAGGAAGTTGCTGTCAGGGTATTGGGCTATGTTCCAGGCTGTCCACATGGAGACAAGCACCGACTTCCCGTAACCAGGAGGAAGATTAATCATGAGTCGTTGGGATGGTATCTCCAAACGTGAAAGTTTGGTTAGCTCACGGCATACCGTAATATGATGCGACTCCATCGATAATGGGTTGCTGATAATGAAGTCACGCCCCGTGATGTGTTTGAAGAAAAACCGAGTGAACTCCAATAGCGAGCTACGTAGCAATGATGCTTGTTGTTCACGTTCCATGTTAAGCATTGCGTTCCTTATTGGTTATCCGACACATACCCGTCCTGGATATTCTCCGCCAACTTGAACACCTTGTACACCTCGTCCACCATCACACCGGCGTCCTGAGATAGACACTCTATCATCATAAATAATTCTAAAGCACGCGACAAAGTCGCCACACCTTCGTCAAATATCTCGCTGTACTCATCTTCACTCGGGTGAAGACGGATAATGTTACCCATAACTGCAATCTCCGTTGCTGCAATAGCGGTTGCTATTGCATTTATCCATCGTCACTACATGTTAATTTGAACTCACCCCGTAAATAGCAGGGCTATCGCACCTTTCCGGTATCTGCTTACTCTCTTTAATCTCATCCTCAAGCTGCCGCACTCGCGCCTCCAAATCCTGAACCTGCTTGAACAATGACTCAATAAGATTATCTTTGAATGAGCGTGCTTTTGTGTGGTTAGGTACTGGCTTAAACATATTATTCACCCCAACTTTCTTTTTTCAGCCCGGCGTACCGGCCTGCAATCTCTTCCCTTAATATCTTCACGTCGTCCGGCGCATCAATTCCAATCCTGAAGTCTTCTTCCGTTGTTCGCAGGAAGTAAATAACAATGTCATCACCAATCAAAATCTTCTGCCCAGCTTTTCTTGTTAATACTAAAATATGTTTCTCCAATTTAGTTTTAATTCGTACTATGTGCACACTTTTTTGCAGGATTGCCCCCAAGGGGTAGTCACGCACTCAAGATGGCAGTGGCTTGTTGCCAAGGCTGATGCGCTAATAAGTATTGCCACAACTGCTATTAGTTTTTTCATTTGTAAAACTCTCCGCATTTTTTGCATTTAAACTTCTCAATCATGTCAGCAGGAGAAACCCATTTAGATGCTGAGGGTTCATGCACGCATTCAACCCGACACTCTTCATA